GATACACTTGAACCTGTACTTAATAGTCATCGTCTTATTGTTGATCCTAAAGTTATCTCTAACGACTACCAGTCTGCGTTAACGTATCCTATAGAGTCTCAAGCTAGGTATATGTTGTTCTATCAACTATCACGGATAACAAGAGAACGTGGTAGTCTGGCTCATGATGACCGTCTGGATGCGTTAGCTATTGCTGTCTCTTATTGGGTAGAACAAATGGCTGCTGATGTTAACAAGAATATGTACGATAGAAAGAAAGAACTACTACAAGAAGAGTTAACAAAGTTTACTGATAGCTTTTATAAACGTAAACGTAGTGGTAGTGGTACTCTTCTGTGGAGTTAACAAATCTCTCTTATATCTACTAGTTAACTTCTGTTATAACTGTGATGAAGTAGTTAGTTTAAATACAGTAATACTGCTATATAGATGTTATCGTTCTTATGGTTTATTTATAAACACACCTATCCTTAAATCCGTTAGAAAGAAGACGACTACTATAGCTGTTAGTTAAAGTTAAAAGCGAAAGAACGAAGTATGAGCTTTTTCAGGATGAGCGAAGCGAGTCCGATCTAACTGATTATAACGACGACACTTATAACGTCATTCGTTGTTAGTTGTTTTGATGAAGAGCTACTGTTCTGTTAAAGCGTACAGTTAGTACGACTATCGCTCCGCTAGGCATTATACCATTTAGTAACCATTACAGGTTGAGTGTCAATACTAGAGTTATAAGTCGTTGTATATCAGTGAATAAAAAAGCGTGTCAAAATGTCACACCTAAATTAAAGCAACAGTCTTTACTACCTAACGTATTTGTTATATAGTGTAAAGTACTATGACGAACAACAGTATTTATAATACGCTGGGAGGAAGAGCGAAGCGATGACGAACAACGACCAGACTGACGCTCTTATGTTTGATTTAGATAACCTCATACGACGGTATCAACAAGAGTACGACCTCAACGATCAGACAATAGTCGGAGAGTTAGAATTTGCTAAACTGACCGTTTTAACAGACGCTGAGATCATTTTTAGCCCGGAAGATTTAGACGAAGACGACGACTTAGAAGACTATATCAGCCCGCAGTTCTAGTCGCTACGCTCCTATCGCACTTACTCGCTACACTCGATAACTGCTCTTTTAGACTGCTGCAACAGAGTCGGTTTTAAAAAGTGGTGAAAAAATCTGAACGGCTTACGCTATATACGCGGTCGTTGTTTACCCCTTGGGTACCCTAGCATTTTTACTACAGCGGGGTGGTATTTGTGCAATACATTAAAAGCTTTTTACACTATAGCCTATCAGCTCTTTCGTAAATCGTTGATAATCAAGAGCCTTCGTACAATATTGATTATGTCTAATTTACACGAGTAAAGCAAGCAAGTCTTTGTTTATCAAGTACTTATGAGATAGTTAGCCAGTATCGTTGCCAGTTGTTTTCGTTATTGCAAGTAAGTTGCATTAAGACTGGTTAGGTTGCTCGCTTCATATCGTTTTATCATGATAACTTGATGCGTTATTTTTGTATTTTTTATTCGCTTCAACCCGTCATCAAAACGATCAATATCGATCAGAAACGATCATAAACGATCATCATTAGTCATTCTGCTAGCTAATAAGACTTGCTAATAGTTGTCATTAGAAACATATCAAAGTGATCAAGCTTGCATTTTCTTGTGGACTCATCGGTCAAGTTACTATCTAAGGTGTTTTTATTAACTCATTACTAACTCAACTATTATTACTATCATGAATATCGTACAAAGATTAAAACAAGGATATAAACTGGCAAAGACTGACGAACAAAAAGCTAAAGTCAAAGCGTATCACAAAAGACTAGATTACAAGCTTGCCAATATGAATAGAATGCTTGACGAATGCGAAAAGCTTGACGAACAATTCAACGCAATTTATGCAAGAATCCAAAAAGCTAGCTCTTAATCATCACTACAAACAACACACACACATTATTACATTATGAAAACGATTAAATATAAAGGATTCACTATTGAGGCTGAACTTGGAGACGATCCCAAAGTAGATGTAACAATCTCTAAGACTATTGACGGAAAGTTTTATTACGGCTCAATTGGAGCGGCTGAAAATGAAGGCTTAACTAATGAAGAATGGACTGATCAATTATATGTTCCTATATCAGTCTTAGACAAAGCTTACGATCTCGAAGAATCTTTACTCTCTTAATTATTACAAGCACACAAAAAAAAACACATTATGGAATACAATACTACAAGCACTCGTTATATCGGCTCTTTAGTCGATCAAGATAAATCAGTAAAAGAGTTAAAAGCTCTAAGACGCAATTGGGAAGATACATTGGTAAGAGAATATGATGTATTGACTGAGCCGACTAAAACGCTAATGAAATTAAAAATTGATGAAGTAAAAGAGCTTATCAAATTAAAACAATCTTAAAACAACACACAAAAACACATATTACTCATGAAATACACATTAGAAACTCACGAATTACTCTTAAAAACTATCTTTCCTGATGCGATTGACGGTTTCATTGACGAACTTTACGAGCTAGAGGAAAAAGTTTGCAAGGTTAACGAAGATTATTGCAACGGTTTGATTGATGGCGATAGATGGGAATTTAAACACAAAGTATTTGAAGGAAAGCTTGAAGATATTTTGAATCCTAGTAATCCTGATGTTTTATATGTCAATGGCGATCCTAGAGGATACGGTTTGAAAATAGAAAGTGAAGAAAAGAATCGTTTATTCGATCAAGACAAGATCAATATTTACAGTGATATGGGTGGATACGGTATACTTGCCCCAGAATTAAAATAATAGAAAGGATAAGATTATGGAATACATTATAAAACACGGAAATATTGCCAGTATTATAAAAGTAAATGATCAACGCTTTTGTTATCTTAAGGAAGGCATAATATGTGATCCTTTACACGCATCAAACAAGGGCATAAGAGTATATGAAGCTTTACCCGAAAAAGTAAAAGCACTTGTTAAAGATATGTTTTCACAAGTGTTTAGTTTACCAGTAAATGAGCGAGGAAATTATATTAAACAAGCAAAGGAAATAACTATATGAAAACCGAAAACAACGAAAACGACAACATTGACAACTGGCTTCCTAAGACATCTAGAAAGGAACTGGCAATAGCTGTAATCCTTTCACCATTTATCTGTCTTACCTTTTGGCTATGGCTGATAGTAATATGTGCAATAGAAGGGAAGTAAAAATACTATGAAAATAAAAAACCAATACGATTACCAATTTCCATCCTATGCCTTATGTGCGTTATTCAATGGAGATTTTAGCGGACTAGAAGAAGAAGACATAAAGCACATTGAAAAGTTTATGAAGGACAACGAACACATTGATGTGTTTGACAACAAGGAACCTGATCAAGAGCCGTACTTTGCACCTTACCCAGAATTTGGTTTGGCTTGTGATGTAGTCGATCTAGTAGGCATTGAATTCGAAAAAGAGGAAAGCAAATAAGATGAAAATAAAACCGAAACTTAACTATTCAATGTCCTTTTATGGACAACTCAACAAAGATAAAACTTACAAAGCTGTAATCGCAATCAATCAACCAGATTATAAAGAAAAGGGTAAGATATTTGTAGAACCTAATGATGATTTACGAATTGAATTATTACTGAAGAAAGGGGAATACGAGGTAATAGAATCATGAAACCATTACTATTACTAACGCTATTCTTGTCCACCAGTTGCAACCGTTACCATCTAACCGACCATCCAACTGACACTTGCCCATCCGATGAAGGCTTTAGTTGTCCGATTGACGGCTCGCCTTGTCCCTTTTGTACAACCGAAAACCAATAGAAAACCGATAAAATGAATAACTATAAAATAAAATATTTAACCGTTTTAAACTACTGGAAAGGTAAACGCTACCAGTCAACTAATATAATAGCACCGGATCCGGCAACGGCTGAAATAGAAGCTTGTAAGATAATAGAAGGTGACCGTTCCAGTTTATCCAAGCAAGTATATGATTTGCAAGTGTGGCTAGACGGTAAGAAAGTGACCGTAGGCTGTGAGTAAACAAGTCTGCAAACACTGCGGTCTAACCTTGCAAGGCATGGAAAACGAGGTGGAAGATATATGCGTAGACTGCCTTGCCGATCTATGCTTTCCACCCAGTAATAATAACTATTCAACCATTGAAGGATGCATTAGACAATCAACCGATAATCCTATTGATAAAGAAAGAGAAGAGCTATGAGCATGATAACATTACTCTGCATTGTATTTATATTTATTCTATTCATTTCAATGCTGTATTCCGATTAATTAACCGACAACCAATAAAAGAAAACCGATGAAATTAAACCTAACCGACGATATAAAAGAAAACATACGTGTCCGTGCAAAACAGCACATCAATTCAACCGATCCTTCAACTGACCACTGGGATTCAATAGAGACTCCTGAAGGTTTCATTGACTTTAATGTCTGGCAAGACGACGACTACAGAGGGGGCGAATGGATTGTAACCTGTTACGATACTTACTGCTCAACCGATGATGGATGCGTACACACTGATACCTCAACCTTCAAAAGGATAGCGTTGTAATGAGCCGGGAGATAACTTTAGAAGCAAGCGTTATGATCGAAGAGTTAATGTTTTGGATTCATCAGAATGAGATGGGAGGGGATTGTATTGATCCGTCGAATAGGTTTTTTCCCTTGTACTTAGAATTACAGAAGCTCCTTGACAAGCTGAACAACGAACGACATGACTTGTACGTGTCCGTGAAAAACGATGAAACCAAATGAAATACGATTTAGAACTAAATAATGTGCTGTCCCTGTTTGATGGTATGTCATGCGGACAACTGGCGTTGGATACACTAGGTATAAAAGTTAATAACTACTTTGCCAGTGAGATCGATCCGTACGCTATTAAGATAGCTAAAAAGAATTATCCGAATACAAAGCACATTGGTTCTGTTGTGGATGTTAAAGGAACTGACTTACCTAAGATTGATCTGTTGATAGGAGGTAGTCCGTGCCAATCTTTTTCCAATGCAGGCGATAGAACAGGCATGGATGGTAAGAGTAAATTGTTTTGGGAGTTTGTACGTGTCCTGAAAGAGACCAACCCTACCTACTTTTTATTGGAGAATGTACGGATGAAGAAAGAGTGGGAGAATATAATAACCGAACAACTTGGTGTTAAACCTATACTTATTAACTCACGATCATTGTCGGCTCAGAACAGACCACGACTCTACTGGACAAACATACCTGAGATAACACAGCCATTGGATCGTGGTTTAGTACTTGCTGATATATTGGAGGATCAGGTGGATGAAAAGTTTAACCTGTCCACAAAAGCTTGTGATTATATGTCACGCTTACGAAACGGAAAACCTAGATGGGAGTATCACACAAATCCTTTGAACGGAAAGTCAGCCTGTCTCACAGCCAATATGTACAAGGGTGTTCCTTATGGTGTTATAAAAGAGAAACTTAGAAGACTCACACCAGTCGAATGCGAACGCTTACAGACCGTACCTGATAACTACACAGCAGGAGTCAGCGACACACAACGATTTAAAATGTTGGGCAACGGATGGACTATTGACATTATCGCACACTTGTTAAATAACATGAGGCATCACACACCATTAGCTACTACTAAACAATTAGAATTAATATGAGAGACTACGATAGCTGGCTAACTAGCTTCCTTGACTACGAGGACGACGACGGATTAACCGACGAAGAACGAGAAGAACTTAAAGATTTGTACGATGAGTGGGTAATAGATCAGTACGAAACAAACAAACACTAAACTGAGAGAAATGGACGACGACGAACACGAGGAGCAAACAATGATTGACTACGACGAAAGTCTGACGATTGTTGAGTTAGTAAATCAGGGTTGGGACTGGTTTTGGGGACAGAACGAACTGACCTACGACAAGCACTTAAATATTGTGCGATCCGAGACTCCTCGTGTTCGTCCGAAAGTGTGGTTCAATCATATAAACGAGAAGTAATTATGAAGAAAAACATAGAAGACTTTAAGAGAGTAAAAGACCGGAGGAGTTCAGGTAAGTTTCTAGACCAAAAGGCTTTGTATACAGGTAATCCTATAGGCACTTACAAAAGAGGTGATAAACATCCGTTTGTAGAGGGCTTAGTTTACAGACATTGGAAAAGATCAATGGAATTTTGGTGTACTCCCGAAGCACTTACGAAGCACATTGAAAAACAGAAAGAGTGGAAACAATCTAAACGAGGCAGAGAAGCAGAACATAGGTACAGAGGTACACCTGCAAGAAAAGAAGCACAAAAGAAATATAACAAAAGCCCTAAAGGTAAAAAATCACAGCTTAAATATGTTAAAAAAGATATGAGAAAAGTCTCAGCAAATCTATACGCAGCAAAACGAAGGGCATTAGAAAAACAGTTCCGTTTCGAGGATGAAGAAAAAAATAATTTAATGATCGGACTTTTTATGAGTTGGCGTGTGCGTTTGGAAGCTAAGTTAGGTATGAAGTTTCATGTAGATCATATTATACCTTTGACTAAGGGAGGAATGCACCATTATACAAATTTACAAGTTACACCTGCTCGTTGGAATTGTAGTAAAGGAAACAGAAACACCGATCGTTGGTTGCCTTATGGCTTTTAATATGTGAACGCAATCGAAGCCGAGATGAAACGATGGGGACGAGCTACCTATCGCCAGTTCCAACAAATCTACAAAGAAAGTGAGCGTGGTAGTGAGATGGACAGCAGTAAGCGTGTGTTAAGTAAGCTTGCACCACAACTAGCACAACCGATTGAAGACTTCTTTAACCGATTTGCCAGTGATGACAGTCCGTCCATGCCGATTTGGTTGTGTTACATAGCCGACTTCCACCCTCAAATGGTCGCACAGATAGCGTTAAAGACCGTGCTTGATAAGATGTACGCAGAGACCCGACACTTCAGTAGGTTGGCATCGGAAGTAGGTAAAGCATTTGAAGAGATTGCACGACAAAGGGTAGCAGAACACACTGTGCCTAAGAATAAGATGTTCAGTGTGCAAAAGCCGAAGAGTAAACGGTCAAAGATGCAACGATTTTACACGGTTGAAAAGAATAACCGACGGTTTACGTGTTGGGAGACTCGGTTGAAGGTATCGTTAGGTGCGTGGTTGTTGGGAGAGATTGAAAGGCACACAGGACTGATAGAATTTCGTATTGAACGATTCGGAAAGAAGCAACGAAAGATTGTTACCTTGTCTGCGGAGTTCAGTGATTGGGTCCGACGGTTTGACACATGGAAAGAGATGCTTGATCCAATGCGTATGGCATTGCCGACAAAACCGAGAGACTGGGTAGACTTTTACAGCGGTGGATACGAAAGCTTTGACGATCCGTTTGTTATGAACCGACCGAACGGTAGCAACTACGAGTTTGCAAGCATGAAGAATCTTTACGTGTCCGTGAATAACATACAGCAGGTAAAGTGGAAAATTAACACGAAGATTTTAGATGTTGCTCTAAAGTGTTACGAATTGGAACGGGTCTTTGACTTTCATGAGATACCACTGCAACCGTACCTTGAGAACGGTAACGAACGACCTGAAGAACTGAGACAATGGAAGTTTAAACAGGACAAGATACGACGGATGAATGAGAGTAATCGTAGCAAAAGGCTACAACACGCCAAGATATTACACCTAGCTAAGAAGTATAAAGAGTGGAACGACGTTTACTTTCCGGCACGTGTTGATTACAGAGGCAGGGTATACTATATGCCAGCTTATCTGCACCCACAAGGTAACGACTTAGCACGTGGTCTTTTGTTATTCGGTGATGGTCAACAGGTTATGGATGAAGACGACCTTGAGCGACTACTGATTCACGGAGCTAATGCATGGGGTGTAAAGGGTAGCATTGAAGAACGGTTGCACTGGGTAGGTAAACATCAGAAGTGGTTCCTTGAAACAGCTGAAGACCCGATGACTAACGACTGGTGGATGGAAGCAAGTGAACCGTTTGGATTCCTAGCATTTTGTTATGAGTATGAGACGTACACAAAAGAAGGATATGGTTACGTTTCTCACTTTCCTGTACGTATGGATTGTAGTAACAACGGTATGCAGATACTACATCTGTTATTACGGGACACACATCACGCCAAGCACTGCAACCTGATAGCTGACCAACCAGTAGGAGATATGTATCAACACATTGCTGACCTTGTGTACGAACGGTTGAAGAAGCAGTCAAGTGAGAGTTATATAGCGAGCCAATGGTTCCAACACGGAGTAACAAGAGCGATGGCTAAAGCTGCGGTGATGAACAAACCGTACGGTCAGTCGTACTATCACGTGCTCAGTAACTTTTTAAGTATCATTGGAGACAACCATCCGTTTCGAGAGGGCGAGAACATCGACGCTATTAATTACTTAGCCGAACAGTTTAACACGGTAGCACGGGAGGAGTTGGAGAGTGTTGTCCGTATTCAGAAGTTCCTGCGTGGTTGTGCCAATGCAATAGGTAATCATATAATCAGATGGACTACACCGAGTGGATTTAAAGTGGTGCAAGGACTGACTAAAACAAAACGTATATGTTGTCGTACAATAGTCGGTAACATAGCAACCAAGGTTGACTTGGAGGACGACACAGATGAGATCGATCCAAAGGAACAACGCAAAGGAATCACTGCTAACTTTATACACGGCATAGATGCAGCTGTTGTTCACCGCTTAGCGTACGCAATGGAGTACGACATGGGGTTTGTTCACGACTGCTTCATAAGCCACGCTTCCAACGCAAGAAAAGTACACCAAGACGTACGAAAAACCTACAAGAATTTCTTTTCAATTGACTTACTAGCTGAGTTCAGATGTGAGTTATTGAATCAATACCCGACAGCAAAGTTGCCTGACCTGCCTGAACTTGGAACGCTTGACGTTTCGCAAATAGATCGAGCAATGTACCTGCTGTCTTAATAATACATAAAAACACTAAGAGAAATATGAGTATAAAATCACGTAAGAAACATCCAATAATAAAGATCAGCGGTATCGCTAAGTACTGTCACCTAAACGAACCAAGCAAGAAGTTTCACCCAGAGTTTGGTGAGTACAACTGTGACACGGTAGTGACTGAAGATGTAGCAAAGCAAATAAAAGAACAGCTCCGTCCGTTGTACGAGGAAGAGTTGAAAAGTATGCAAGAAGAAAAGGGCGGTCAAAAACTCAAGCAAGCTGATATGCCTATTAAGGAATCAGACCAAGAGATAATGATACGCACAAAGCTGAAGGGTGGACACAGAGCTAAGGACGGTACGGTTTATAACTTCAGCGTAGCATTGTTCGATGCAGCCGGTAAGCCATTGCCGAAAGATGTAGAGGTATGGGGCGGTAGTAAAGTTAATGTAGCTGTACGTCCTAATTTTTGGTACACAGACTTGATGGGTTTTGGTGTAACATTTGAACTACAAGCAGTGCAAGTTATTGAATTAGCTAACGGTGGTCAGAGTGCGATGGCAGCTGATGCATTCGGATTCACAAGTGAAGAAGGATTCGTAGCCAATGGAGGAGAAACCCTAGACCAAGTATTCGATGCGGAAGAGACGAGCGAGACAGAAGTCACAGCGAACTTCTAATAACCGTTATCGTTCAGGTTTCGAATCTAAATTAGCTAACCAATTACAGCGTAGTGGTGTCGACTTTGAATACGAGACACTCAAGATAGAGTACCGTAAAGTATCAACCTACACACCAGACTTCATCTTGCCTAACGGAATTATCATCGAGGCAAAGGGAGTTTGGACGGTCGAGGACAGGACTAAACATCTGTTAGTACGTGAGCAACATCCACACCTAGATATACGAATGGTGTTTATGAACGCTGCGAACAAGATACGAAAGGGAAGCGACACCACTTACGCTCGTTGGTGCGAAAAGAAAGGAATAACATATGCAGATAAAATCATACCAAAGTCATGGCTTTCACACAAACACATCAACCCTGTGACAAGTGTGGGTCAAGTGACGGAGCAGCAGTCAACGATGACGGAAGCACCTATTGTTTCGTGTGTCAAAATTATAGTGGACAAGGAGGAGGAGTGAGCAAAACAACACCGAGAGAGTTTATTACTGGCGAACCTAAAGCTATACCAAGACGCAACCTGACAGAAGATACGTGTCGTAAGTGGGGATACTGGGTCGGACAGATAGGAGGAGAAGCAGTACAGATAGCTAATTATAAGACACGAGACGGTAAGCCTGTGGCACAGAAGGTCAGGTACGCTAACAAAAGCTTCAGTGTTCGTGGTGAGTTAGTTGGTCTGTACGGTCAGCACCTATGGAAAGAGAAGGGACGTCGTGTTGTTGTGACCGAAGGAGAGATAGACGCAATGTCAGTTAGTCAGGCAATGGACAACAGATACCCAGTCGTCAGTGTACCGAACGGAGCAAGTGCTGCAAAGAAACACGTGGCACAAGCTATCGATTGGTTAGAGTCTTTCGACAAGGTGATCTTCTGTTTCGACATGGACGACGTGGGACGTAAGGGAGCGAGTGAATGTGCAGCATTGTTAACACCGGGTAAAGCACACATCGCAGAGCTACCACTGAAAGACCCGTCTGATATGATCACAGCGTACAAGTCGAAGGAGTTGGTGTCGTGCTTGTATGAAGCAGTCGAGTACAGACCTGACGGAATCGTAAACGGTAAAGACTTGTGGGAGTTGGTAAGTAATACTGACGAACATAAAGCAGTGCCGTATCCGTACTATAGTTTAAATGAGTTAACCCACGGCATGAGACTAGGAGAATTAGTTACGGTATGCGCGGGTAGTGGAATAGGAAAGTCTCTGTTCTGTCGTGAGGTTGCTCATCACCTGCTAAGTCTTGGCGAGACGGTAGGTTATATAGCACTGGAGGAATCCGTCAGGCGTACAGCTCTTGGTATCATGGGTATTCATCTGAACAAACCATTACACCTTGAAGACGAACAGCTAGACACGGAAGCATTGCGTCCTGCGTTTGAAGAGACGGTAGGTAATGGAAAGTTCTACACCTACGATCACTTCGGAAGTATGGACAGTGACAACTTGCTGGGTAAGATACGATACCTGATAAAAGGATTCGATTGTAAATGGATATTCCTAGATCACCTAAGCATTGTTGTCAGTGGTATAGCAGGAGATGACGAACGACGATTGATTGATAACACGATGACCAAGCTACGTAGTCTTGTTGAAGAGACAGGGTGCGGTATGGTGTTAGTCAGTCACTTGAAGCGAGTGGATAGTGGACACGAAGAAGGAGGACGAGTAAGTCTGCACCATCTACGTGGATCACAGGCTATAGCACAGCTGTCGGACATGGTAATAGGGTTAGAACGCAACCAACAAGCTGAGACTACATCTAATGAGACACGAGTAAGAGTGTTGAAGAATAGATTCAGCGGACAGACAGGACATTGTACTACTCTTGGTTATGACCACGACACAGGAAGATACAAGGAGGACACCAATGTGTTCAAAGCAACAGACGATAACAACCAACCATTCTAATGAGCTATGAAAAAGAAACCACTAGTGTTCCTACCTACATCTCTTTGTGCAGCGGCTACGACGGAATCGGAATCGGACTTAAACGAGCTATTCCAAACCTCCGAACTGTCGCTCACGTGGAGATCGAAACCTATGCAATTGCAAACCTTATCTCGAAAATGGAAGCGGGACTATTGGATGCGTGTCCTATTTTCACGGACCTCAAAACATTTCCATATCGAGAGCTTCGTGACAAAGTTACCATCCTCAGTGCAGGGTTCCCTTGCCAACCATTCAGCTCCGCAGGAAAACGAAAAGCAACAGAAGACCCACGACACCTCTACCCATTCATTGCAGATGGAGTTACCGCTATGCGACCACGATATGTGCTCCTCGAAAACGTTGAGGGAATCATCTCAGCAAAAACAGGAGACGGAGAGTCGGTACTTAAATATGTCCTCGGAGACTTGGAGCAAAGAGGTTACTCGTGTACGTGGGGAGTATTCAGTGCGTCTGAAGTCGGAGCACCGCACCAAAGGAAACGAGTCTTCATCTTGGGCAACACCTCAAGCGAGCGATCATGTGGAGGGTGCGAGGACGAGGGTAAGCAGCGAACAGAAATGTTTAGGCAGGGATATGAATCGACTGAACCTAAAAGGGGTAACAACGAAACAAGCGATGTCAACAAAAGATTGGAGAAGACTAAATACCCAGCAAGACCCAGTCAACAACAGTACGAGTGGGAACAGCCAAGGGTCGTGGGGAACGCCAGCGTCGAACGATGCGAACAAGACTCCACACTGCGAGATAAACAGCAAGCAAGCAGGTCTGACCAAGTCGGTGGGAATAGCGGAAGCTCCACAAATAGGGGGCAAATTAAATCCTGCGTGGGTGTGTCAACTAATGGGACTGCCTTCAGGGTGGACGAACTTAGGTTGTTGGGCAACGGAGTAGTACCTGATACCTGCGAGCTAGCATTCAAAACATTAATACAACAACTATGAAAACACTATTCTTTGATATAGAAACAAATGCGATAGAGGACTGGTCGAACTTGTCTGACTTGAAGACGGTTCACTGTCTATCTATCTACGACCCTACCACACCTAAGATGATTACGTATCACGGTGCTGGTATTAAGAACGGACTAATGGAGTTAGCTAAGGCAGAACGGATAGTCGGACACAACGTCATCGGCTTTGATCTACCTGCTCTCTCTAAGATGTACAGCTTCCATCCACCTCTTGTTAAAGTATTGGACACGATGGTCATGGCTAAGTGTATAGTAGCAGATGTCCGCAACGACGACTTCTTACGAAAGAACTTCGATAAAAGTTTAGTGGGTAGTCACTCGTTGAAAGCGTGGGGACTGAGACTGAACAACCTGACCAAGCTGACGTACGGTGAGGAAGACGGAGCGTTCGATAGTTACAACGAGGAGATGAGGAAGTACTGCGAACGTGACACAATCGTAACACAAATCCTGTTTGACTACCTGATGATGGGTAATCCAAGCGGTGAGATGTTAGCGATTGAACATTGGTTTGCGTTTCTGATGAGACTACAAGAGAAGAAAGGCTTTGCGTTTGATATAGAGAAAGCAGAGAAGTTAGAGCTGAAGCTTGCCAGTAAACGTGCTGAGTTATTAGACAGACTACAGAAAGAGTTCCCATCTAAAACGGAAGAGATGAAGACACCGAGTGGTTGGGAAGTCGAAGGATACACAGCACCCACGAAGGCAAAGTTAAAGTTGATACTTAAAGATGCCGGATTGAAACAGACGTTGGTCAAGGATGCAGTTCAGTTAGCACCAAAGATTAAGACGATAATGTTTAATCCCGGTAGTCGTAAGCAGATAGCAGAACGATTCCTTGACTTAGGGTTTGACCTGCCGAAAGAATCAGATGCAACCACACCCAAGGTAGACGAAGGAGTACTGCGTAGTATAGACCATCCGTTTGCTGAGGTGTTGTGTGATTACTTGTTGGTTACTAAGAGGTTAGGACAACTAGCAGAGGGCAATCAGGCGTGGTTAAAGCTACAAAAGAACGGACGGATACACGGAAGAGTCAACACAAACGGTGCAGTCACTGGTCGTTGTACTCATCAGAATCCTAATGTAGCACAAGTACCTGCGTGTCGTGCTGAATACGGTGAGGAATGTCGTGATCTGTTTAAAGCAGGAGACGGATACAAGTTAGTAGGGTGTGATGCAGCAGGACTAGAACTACGAATGCTTGCACATTATCTAGCTTTCTATGATGGAGGTGAATACGCTAAGACTGTTATCGAAGGAGACATACACACACTGAACCAAGAAGCAGCAGGACTGGAGACACGAGACCAAGCCAAGACGTTTATCTATGCATTCCTTTACGGAGCAGGTGACGCTAAGATTGGAGAGATCGTGGGTGGTAGTGCTAAAGAAGGACAGATGTTAAAGCGTAAGTTCCTGAGCAATCTACCAGCACTGAAAAGATTACAGGCAGATGTACAACAAAAGGTACAACGTAGTAATAAGCTGACTGGACTAGACGGTCGTATACTTCCCGTTCGTTCACCACACGCTGCATTGAATATGTTATTACAGAGTGCAGGTGCTGTGTGTATGAAGGTAGCGTTGATCCAACTGTTCCATCGTATGAATAAACTGAAGTGGCAACACGGTAGGGAGTACAGCTTTGTTGCAAATGTACACGACGAGTTCCAAGCAGAAGTACAACCTGATAAAGTGGGAGCGTTCAGTGATCTGGCAGTTGAATCAATACGCATGGCAGGAAGAGAATTAAAACTAAACGTCATGTTAGACGGTGAAGCAAAGGTAGGTGAGACATGGGCACAGACGCACTAGAGATTGAATACGATTGGCACTTGAGTCTTGCAAAGTTGTACGATACCATCGACTTAGAAGTTCCTTGGGACTGGAGAAAACAACACGTACAAAACTATATGCCATCATCCAACGCTCAACGTATCGGAGCCATAGCCGAGTCGAAGTTTACAACAGCGTGTTTAGAGAGAAACTTTGAACCGCACTTACCAACGACACCGATGCCGTGGGACTTTATTGTTACTTGTCCTCGTGGTATGTTAAAGGTACAGATCAAAGCAACAAGTACACGAGCTACTCCTGCTAAGAATTGTTACAGTTGTTTAACGTCCGTGGGTTGTAAGGGTAAGGATTATATGTCAGACGATATAGATGTTGTCGGCATATACGTTTCACCTATTGATACGTGGTGGATGATACCACGAGAATTGATAACGTCAAAAAGTGTAAAGCTAAACCCTGCACCTGACAGCACATCCAAGTATAAAAAATACCAAGAGAACTGGAGCGTATATTATGAGTAAAAAGAAAACAACCCTACTGATAGATGCTGACGTGTTGGCGTTTGAAGCAGCAGTAGTAGCCGAGGAATCAATTGAGTGGAAGGATGAGATGTGGACAGTACACGCAGACATGGCACTAGCTAAAGCTCGTGTTGTTAATCGTGTCGAAGAGTTCAAGGACATGATGAAGACGGACAGCGTAACGATGTGCTTGACTGATCGTGCTAACTTCCGTCGTTTACTGAACCCTGACTACAAAGCAAACAGATCGAAGTCACGTCTACCTATTATCTTACGACAGATAAAACAGTGGATCATTGACGAGTACGACGGACAGATGTGGGCTAACCTAGAAGCAGATGATGTTATATCTATACTAGCTACTGACAAAGAGATGGATGAAGAAACAATCATCGTTAGTATTGATAAAGACTTCAAGACTGTACCGGGTATCTTCTACGACTACAACCGTGGTGAGTATCACCATCCAACAGAAGAAGAAGCAGACAACTACCATCTGGTACAAGCAATAGCAGGAGACCACACAGATGGATACAGCGGAGTGCCCGGTATAGGTGTCACTCGTGCTGAACGTCTGCTAGAGAAAGACGGATACACGTGGGAGACTGTAGCAAAGTGCTACGAGAAAGCTGGACTTACTGAACAAGACGCATTAATGAACGCATGGATGGCACGACTGCTACGAGCTGAGAACTATTCATTCAGAACAAACACAATAAAAAAACTATGGACACCGAGAAACTACCAAACCAAGGATATACTAGAGATTTCACCACAGGCGCTAAACGTGACGGGGACATTGGACGGGGACGACCCTCGCTTATTCCTCCAATCGCCTTACGCTCGCTCGCCAAAAGATTTGAAGATGGCGGAAAGCTTTACGGAGACAACAACTGGAGAAAAGGATTCCCGTTAACAAGACTGTACGACAGTATGTTCAGACATCTGTTAGCGTTGGCTGACGGGGACACATCGGAGGATCATGCGGGTGCAATCTTGTGGAATGCGTCAGCGTGGTTGTGGACAAAGGATCAAATAAAACGTGGTAATTTACCAATAGAACTGGATGATATAGAGAACGATGAATGAAGAATTAGTATTACCCACTCTGTCGAAAGATTTGATAGATAAGCTTGACAAGCTATACCCGGATAAATGTCCATTGTTGACAGACGACGATAGAATGGTATGGTTTAAGGTAGGACAACGTAGTGTAATTAATTACTTACAACAAATATACGACGAACAACTTCAAGATAATATTATAACCAAGGACTAATTATGTGTTTCGGCGGATCATCAGCACCCCCTCCTCCACCTCCTCCACCTCCACCACCTCCACCCCCAACAGCTACAGCAGTTAGAGCGGAACCTACAAAGGCAAGAGCAGCACGTGGACAACAGCGTAAGCGTGGAACAAGAACGTTAACAGTAAGTCGTCGTC